GGTCTCCACGGTCCAGCGTTACCGGAGGCAGGGACTTCGTATCTTTGCCATCACGGATGAGAAGACCCGTGCCGGGAAGAAAGACTCGTGGAGACTGGCGCTTGCCAACTTCTTCGCCGATGTGAACGAGCCCATGCCCAACTTCATCCAGTTCGAGCGCGGCGCCACCAAGAAGTACGAGCGTCTCCACACCGCGACGACATTCTGGGTTGACGGCCATGTGCGCTGGGTGAAGGGCGCTCCCGGCGTGGACAGGCTCTGTGAGCAGATGGCTCGCATCGGCCAGTATGCCGTCAACCCGAGACTCAAGATCGACTGGGCCGATGCCCACTCCGACGCCTTCCAGCCTGAACTCTACTCGCCGATGCGGAGGCGGGAGCAGCACACCCCATGGGACCGGGGTGCGACACCCATCCACGTGGACGGCATGAATCCCGATGACTTCGACGACCGACGTCGGTGGCAGGAGGAAGTGCCGAGAGAACCCATCCGGTGAGCCGCTATGCGTTCGACCTTGACGATACGCTCGATGTACCTGTTATCGCCCAACTGGCCCGGGACCTTCACGCTGCCGGTCACGAGGTCCACGTTGTCACTGGTTGTCCAGCTGATGTCGGAGAGTGGACTGTTCAGGCTCGTCACGAGAAGCTGGCAAGGCTCAACGTACCGTTCACCGAACTCCACCGATGCTGGGGGCAGGACATCCATTCAATCGGCGTCAGCAAGGGCATCGTGTTGAGGTCTCTTGGGGACCCACTGTTCATCGACGATAACCCCGGCCTGATTCGTGGGGCCGCCACGATTTCCTCCTGTACCAAACTCTGGGTGGTGCGCTAATGAGGAAGCCATGAAGGACATCATCAAAGCCACGGCAGGCGCAGACGGTGCCCTGACCATCTCTCGGGCTTCGAACCACATCTACTCGATCCGCACCACCTGTCGCTCCTGCAAGGGCAACCTGGAGACGGTGCTGGATTTGGGTGAGCAGTTCCTGGTCGGCTTCGTCTCCGATCCCTTCGACCCCATGCTCCCGAGAGCACCGCTCCATCTTGTGCGCTGCACGGCCTGCGGGCTCTTGCAGTTGCTGCACACGGTCGACCATGACCGCCTGTTCCGCACCTACTGGTACCGGTCTTCAGTGAACCAGAGCATGAGACTGGCGCTGGACGACTTGGTTTCCGACGCCTTGAACTTCGTCTCCGAGGGTACATGGCTCGACATCGGGGCCAACGACGGCTATCTGCTTTCGAAGGTCCCGGACAAGTTCAAGCGTATCGCCTGCGAGCCCGCGCGTAGCTTCCAGGAGGACCTGCACAAGATCGCTGACATCGTTATCGGGGACTTCTTCTCCGCCGACTACGACATTCTGCGAGCCGGGCGGGAGGGTGCCTGCAGCGTCATCACTTCCGCTGCCATGTTCTACGACGTCGATGAGCCCGATGAGTTCGTTGCTGACATCGCTCGAGCACTGGCTCCCGGTGGCGTGTGGGTCAACCAGCTGAACGACTCCCCGACCATGCTGGAGAAGAACGCCTTCGACGCCATCTGCCATGAGCACCTCTGCTACTACGACGTGCCGACGTTGGCGAAGCTCTACGGACGTCATGGCCTCTCCATCATCTCCGTGACCTACAACGAGGTGAATGGTGGCTCGGTGCGGATCGTGGCGACCAAGCAGTCGAAGGTGGTAACCCCCATCTCGGTGGCAGGATTCAAGCGTCCCACGGCGGGGGATTGCCGGCGGTTCGCCAACCGGGTCGCCAAGTGGCGGCAGACGATGCTCGACATGCTCCAGGGGCCGATGTCGCTGTCCGGCCAGACGTGGCTCTACGGGGCCTCGACCAAGGGCTCGGTGCTGCTCCAGTACCTCGATGCCAATGCTCACTTCGCCGGCATCGCCGACCGCAACCCGGCCAAGGAAGGTCTCTACTTGGCAGGCACGACCTTGAGCATCGTCAACGAGGAAGCGATGCGACTTCAGTGCCCTCGTTACCTGATGGCGCTGCCGTGGGCGTTCCGGGACGAGTTCGTCAAGCGCGAACGCGAGCTGCTCGACGCAGGCACGACGTTCTGCTTCCCCTTGCCGTCCATCGAGTTCGTGTCGTGAAAGTCGCCGTCCTGATCCCCAGCCGCGATAGGTATGCCCAGCTTGTGGTGGCTGCCACGTCGGTCCTGAACACGAGTTCCGCCGATGTCTTGGTCTACGTGGACCAAGACCAGTACCGGCAGTACCAGTTCGTACTGCGGTCCCTCGACCCCAAGCGCGTCAAAGTCCTGTTCGGAGACCGAATCGGTCCCGTCGCTTCAGCCAATGCGCTGGTCAAGAGCTTCCCCGGCTACGACGTCTACGGGCTCATCACCGATGACAGTGCCATCACCACTTCAGGCTGGGACCAGTGGACGCTCGAGGCCATCGCTCGGTTCCCGGGCCGCATTGCGGTCGTCTCTCCGCATCACCCGCATGGTTACCACGTCGACATGCCGTTCGTGTCCAAGGAGTGGATCGAGATAGTTGGCTGGTATGCCTGTCCGCTGATGAAGCACTACGCTTGGCCTATCGTCACCGGGTTGATCGGCGAGATGACGGGCATCGTCCACGCCCCGGAGTCGGCGTTCCACATCGACCATGACTACGACCCGAAGGCCAATCAGGACGTCAGGATGTGGGACTACGTGGCGTTCTTCAGCTTCGTGTCTCGGGACCTTCCTATCGTCGTCGCGGCGCTAAGGAAGGACATGTACGGGTCCAAGACGGTGACGCAGACTCAGCCCATCGAAGGGCTGGGCTACAAGGCGGTGGTGTCATGATTCACGAGCCCCAGGTCTTGGTGCCATCTGACGGCCGGAAGCGGCCGCTGCCTCCGAACGGACATCTATCCAAGTTCATCATTCAGCAGTTTCCGGAGGGCTACCGGGGCTACGCCATCGACGTCGGTGCCTCGGATGGCATCTCCATCAACACCACCTACGTCTTGGAGATCGCGCATCTCTGGACAGTGTTGTCAGTCGAGGCCAATCCCGAGTTCGCGCAGTTCCTCAAGAGTTCGCGGGCGTTCGTGGAGATGTGCGCCTGCTCGGACCACACTGGTACCGCGACGTTCCACGCGAACCAGGAGAACCTGGAGGCGTTGTCGTCCCTTGTGCCCACGGACCGCGCGGATCTCATCAGGGACAACGCTGCCAACAACAAGTGGCAGGAGTTCGAGGTCCGGCTGGAGACGGTGGACTCACTCATGGCCAAGTGGCAGTTCCCGCAACTGGACGCCCTGTGCATCGACACCGAGGGCACGGAACTGGACGTCTTGAAGGGCTGCAGCCTCGAACGCTGGCGGCCGAAGGTCATCGTCACCGAATGCTGGGACAGGGTCGGACCCATCGACCTCTATCTCGAAGCCCGTGGCTACAAGAAGACCGCGCGGAACGCCATGAACGACGTGTGGATTCTCCGGTGATCGGCGTTCTCTGTCCGAGCCGGGGCAAGCCTGAGGGGTTGAAGCGTCTCATTGGCAACGTGCAGCGTACGGCGCAGTCGGCTGAAGTGCTGGCCTACGTCGATGAAGACGAGTGGGATGCCTACTCCGAGGTGATTCAGGGCACGCAATACATCATCGGTCCCAGAGTCGGCCTCGTGGCATCGGTGAACGCTCTGGTTCAGGCGTTCCCGAGTTATAGCACCTACATCCTTGCTGGCGATGACGTCAGCATCAGTCCGCGGGGCTGGGATGTGTGGCTGGAGAAGCAGTTCGAGAATTTCCCCGGTAGGCTTGGAGTCGTGTCTGCTCACCACAGCGGCGGGGATTTCTGCAACTTCCCGGCTCTGTCCCGAGAGTGGATAGCAGCGGTCGGCCACTTCGGATGGCCGCTTTGTCGGCACTACACCTTCGACACCATCATCCAGGTCTTAGGCGAAGCGACCGACTTCGTCCACTCTCAGGCCTCGCAACTGCACATCGAGCATCCTGTGTTCGATGAGGTGAGCAAGCGCGAAGCGATCAAAGACGACGCTCTGGTGTTCTTGGTCTGGTATGCGAAGCAGCGACGGATGTTCATTTCCAGTCTGAACGACAAGAGGGCCGCCAGTGAAGTTCCAGTATCACTCAAATAACGGAGTCGATGCTGCGGTTGACAAGGTGTTCGGTGACTACGTCGGCCATGCCTGCGACGTTGGTGCCAACGATGGATTGTTCTTCAGCAACACGATGTTCTTCGAGCAGAAGGGCTGGACGGTCTTGTGTGTTGAGCCGAACCCGCTCTTGGCTGAAGCTGGTCGCAAGAACCGTAGGCTGTGGAGAGAAGTGGCTTGCTCAGCGGAAGACGCTGAGCTGGCCACGTTCAAGTCGGTCAAGGGCAATAACCACGCATCTTCTTCTGCCTTGATGCCAGAGGGCCATGCTGACGGAGCAGACTTGTTCCAGGTCAGGGTGAGGCGTCTGGACAGAGTTCTGGATGAAGCCGGGTTCCCAAAACTGGACTACCTCACGGTGGACGTTGAGAACTGGGAGCGACAAGTGATGGCAGGGTTCACGGTGGAGCGCTGGAAACCAAAAGTCATTGTGCTCGAGGAATGGACCGAGGAAGTCATCCAGATCCCGGGCTACGACGTCGTTAGCAGACATGAGTATGACAACATCTACGTTCGGAGGGAACCGTGAGCACAGTCTTCACGATGCCGGGTAAGCTGGGTGATTCTCTACTCGAGTGGCCGGTGGCGTTCTGGTATGGGAAGCAGGTCGGTGACTTCGAGTTGTGGATGGACGAGAAGACCTGCAAGCCCTTGGTGCCTCTGTTCGAGGCCCAGCCCCATGTCGCCAAGGTCAAGTTGATTCCCGGCGTCGAGCATTGGAACTGTGGTGGGCAACCATTCCACTTCGATCTCCCAACTTCAGCGTTCGAGGGCAACACCATCTTCCATCTGGGACTCCGGATGTTCCCGCAGCGACAGATTTCACTGGAGACACTGGCCAATGCGAAAGTCCCGATCAATGTCTCTCAGGAACTGTTCTCTTCAACCCCCAGCATCAAGGCAGGCACCGGAGAGAAGCAGAATCGACTTGTACTTCATGGCCAATCAGTTTGCCCCCATAACCGACAGACTCCGGCCTTCTGGAAGTTCCTTGCTGGAATCAGGGACGAGATTGCAGACCTGTTTGATGACGTGGTGTTCGTCGGGAATGATCGGGACCGTGAAATCGGGAAGCGTACATACCCCGGCTGGCATGAGTTCGTGGACGATGGCGACTTCCTGAAGCTCGCCGACCTGATCGCCGACTCCCGGGCCTTCATTGGGGTCGGCTCTAGTGCGGTGGCCTTGGCAGGGCTCTTGAAGGTCCCGGCTATCCGGGTCCACGACCCCATCGCCGACAACATGCCAAAGATCATCTGGTCCAACTTGGGCGAGAACCAGTTGAACGACTCCGAGCTAGGGCTGCGTAAGTCGTGGCCTGAGTGGCGGGACCGCTGGCTCAAACCTGTTGACGCTGGCGTAGCGACCCCCTAGCCTCACTCCGTCTGGAGAACCCAAGGAATGGTGAGCTTTCCGACACCGAAGTCGACTCCTCCGGGGCCTGATGTCGCTGCGCGCATGTCCAACGCTCGCATCATGGAGCTGGTGGATGCGAGGCGGCAGGCGTCCCACCGCTACTACGAGGGGGTCTATTCGAGGCTCCAGCGCTGGTACGACGCCTACCGGGGGGTGTGGCAGGGACGGCTCGCCCAGTTCCGGAATAACGTCAACATTCCCTTCACTTTCGCCATGATCCAGTCCGACGTGGCGAGGAAGGTGCAGACCTCCTTCGGCACCTGGCCCATCGTTGGGTTCGAGGGCTATGCCCCGGAAGACGTGGCGAGGGCGCGGAAGAACGAGGTCTTGGTGTCCGCGCAGATGAAGGACTGCGACTCGGTGGTCAAGGCTGCCGACTTCTTCCTTCAGGGGGACATCTCCGGGACCGCAGTCGCCCGCTACGGCTGGAAGCAGATCAAGCGGATGGAACGCACCCGGAACCGGGAGATGGTGGCTCCGGGGCTCGAGGTCCCGGTGGTCCGGGAGCGGATGGCGACGGTGTTCGACGGTCCCGACTGGGAGCCGGTGGACAGGCTCGATTTCTGGCCCCAGCCGGCGCGGACCAAGATCAAGGACATGGCGTGGGTCATCCACCGTTACTACGCCGACCTTGACGACCTCATCGAAGACGCCAACTCGGACTACCCCTACTTTGACGCCGGGGCGGTCCAGCAGCTCAAGCAGTCACCGATGTCCACGACGCTGGCGCAGGAGTACGCGAGACGCCGGGTGACCTACCGGAACGAGTACGACTACCAGGCCAGAGCTTCCGAGCGATTCGCCAAGCCCGTGGAGATATGGGAGATGCACGGCTTGGTCCCCAAGGAGTTCGCTCAGGACGGGGTGCGGTTCCGTTGCATCGCCATCGGCAACCAGCGGGTGGTCCTGAAGAACCGGGAGAGCCCTTTCGGCTCGGAGCTTCCGTTCGCCTCTTACGCCCCGATGCCCGACCCCTACAGCTTCGATGGGGTGGCGAAGACGGAAGTGGCCTTCGGCCCCCAGCAGACGGCGAACCGGCTGGCGAACCAGAAACTGGACGCTCTGGACCTGCTGATCGACCCGATGTGGGTGGCGAACTCCGGGGTGAACATCAACACCCAGCACCTGTTCTCAAGGGCTGGACGCATCCTGCTGGTGGATGGGGCAGCGGACGAGACCACCATCAGGGCCTTGTCCCCGGATATGCGGGGACTGCAGGCCGCCTATACGGAAGTCGCCCAGTTGTTCCAGTTCATGCAGTTGGGGACCGGTGAGACCGAGGCGCTTCTGGGTGGTGTGGCGGGTCCGGGTCGAGAGACTGCCCGGGGGTTCTTGGGGCGGCAGGAGAACGCCTTGACCCGTCTCGCCATGGAGACCCGTCTCGCCGAGGAAGGGTTCATTGAGCCCTTGGCCAACGCTTTCAGGAAGCTGGACCGGAAGTACCTCCAGTTCCCGCACGAGATCCGCATCCTGGGGAGTCTGGCTACCACGAATCCGACGACGGGCCTGCCCTACGAACCGGAGCAGGCGACCATCGACTACGAGGACCTGGTGCCCGACTACCGGGCTCGAGCCGTGGGAGCGAGCCAGATGATGGGCAAGACGGTCCGCCAGCAGAATCTGGTGTCCCTGCTGCAGATGATGTCGGCCAATCCTGCGATGATGCAACTTGTGAACTGGGCGAACTTTGCGAGGCAGGCGTTCGAACTGTTCGACTTCAAGAACGTCAACGAGTTGCTGGTCTCGCAAGTCCCCATGGTGAACCAGATGGCGCAGGAGACCGGCCAGTCGCCGATGGGGGTGGCCAATGCCGTCTCAAGTCCTCTGGAGCAGTTGTCGCCCCAGACGCTGGGGGCGTTGATGCAGACGGGGAACGCGGCACCGATGCCGGGTCTCTCGTGACATGCCACTGACCGGGGAGCAGCTGGACAAGGTTAAACTTGTCCTGATGAGCCCGGGATGGAATGATGTGATCCGGCCGGCGCTCGAGAACCGAGGCCGGAGTGCAATCAAGGCCCTATGCCTGACCCGGGCTGAACGCGCGAAGGTCATGGCGGGGCAACCGTTCGACACCGACGATGACGTCTTGAGGGCGATGATCCGCGAAGCCGAGTGGATGATCGCCATCTGGGCGAACGAAGTCTCGGTGGACGAACACAATCGCCGTCTCGACGAACTCGACCGGCAGGGCGTAGCAGGGAGTCCCGGGGCGAACCCCTAGGGGCCTAGGGAAAGGCAACGATGCCAGAGCCAAACGAACAGCCGACTCCGCAGCAGCCGTTGAACCCCGACCTGATGGGCTACCCCACGGTCGAGGCCTTGGTGGCTGCGAAGCGGGCCAGTGACGCCGAGGGCAAGCGTCTTTTCGATGAGAACCAGAAGAAAGACCTGCTCCTGTCGCAGATGCTCCAGAACGGGCTCGAGGGGACCCCTCGTCAATCCGTTCCGGACCGTCGTTCGGCTCGCCCTGAAGACCGCTTGACGGAGTTCGGCGTCCCGGTGGACGCGCTCCGCGAGGTGGTGAGGGCGGAGTTCGCGGAAGCATTCCGGCCCATCTCCAATGGGCTCCAGGCTCGCGGGCAACTCGTTGCCAGTCACCCCGATTACGTCCAGTTCGAGACCGACGTGGCGCAGTTCATCAACACTGACCCGGAGTTGTCAGCCTCGTACCCGAAGATGTTCGAGGTCACCCCGGTTCAGGCGATGGAATATGCGTTCCTGAAGTTCACGGAGTCACGTCGGAAGACGCTGGGGGGCGAGCCAGAGGCTTCCTTCCCCGGCCGTGCCGACGCTGGCATCCCGACATTCCGGTTGGGCGACGGACGGCGAGAGCCGGGGCAGGATGCGGCAGTCCAGCAAGCCTTCGAGCGTTTCCAGAAGACAGGGACTCCGCAGGATGCTCAAGCCTACGCCAAAGCGCGCCTGAAGAGTGTCATCTCGGACGAGTTCCTGCAGCGATAGGGGCTCGCCGGTCAAAGGAGTGACCCATGGCGCTTCCTGGTGGTGCAATCACCACTCAGGTGGCTGGCTTCTTCGGCCAGGCCACCCTTGGCGGTATCCACCATGAGGATCTGACGGACCTCGTCACCATCCTCGATTCGTTCCAGACCCCGTTCTTCTCCAGCGCTCCCAAGACTCGCTGCACGGACGTCGTCCACTCGTGGACGGTCGATACCCTGGTGGCGACCTCGACGGCAGGCGTGCTGGAAGGCGACGACTTCAACGCCGCGGGTACCGGTGCCGCGCTGACTGCACCGACCCGTCTTTGGAACGTGTGCAGCATCCTCCGGCGCGACGTCGTGGTCTCAGACCGCGAGCGTGACGCCAACCCGGCCGGCATCCGGGACATGTACGAGCACCAGATCATGAAGGAGTTCAAGGTGCTCGCCCGCAACTTCGAGTCGCTGATGTTCTCGACCGGAGCGACGGCGACCAACACGGGTGCTGCAGCGCAGGCACCGTTGTCGTTCGGTTTCCGTGGCTTCGGCATCACCATCAGCGGATCGGCGTCGGCAGGCGTGACCACGGCGGACATCGTGTCGCTGTCGCAGACGCTGTTCCAGAACGGCGCGGAGCCGGATTCGCTGTGGTTCGCTCCCGCCTCGAAGCGTCAGTTCGTCAACGCCACCATCTCCTCGGGTTCGGGCAACGTCCGCAACATCGCGGCGACGGACCAGAGGTTGGTGGCGAACATCGACGTGTTCGAGACGCCGTTCAACCAGCTCTACGCGGTGATCACGGACCGGTTCATCCCCATCTCGACCAACTCGGCATCCGGTGCGTACTTCATCGGGGATCGAGCGATGGCCAAGGTGGCGTTCTTCCGTCCCCCGCAGCACAAGCCGATGGGTAAGGGCGGCGACCATACGAGAGGAATTGTGCTCATGGATGCCACGCTTCAATTGGACCATCCTAGTTCGTGGGCTGCGATCACGGGCGTGACCAACGGCTAGTAACGAAGCGAACATGTGGGTGGCTGCCAGTACGGGGCCACCTACTTGGAGGTGAGCATGGCAGGCAATCAGTCCAGAGGTTTGATCGCAGCGAGCAAGACGCGCGGGTGGGATCCGACGAAGATCCCAGCGCGCGCCGGGCGTCCCGAGGTGGACCTGAGCAAGATCGACGTGGACCCGTTCCCCCACAACATCACGCAGACGACTCCGGTCTACCCGGAGCAGCCGGGCGGTTACCCTGAAGGCTGGGTGAACGGCACGCAGCCGGTGCCGCCGCCGCAGGACCCGCCGCATGTGGGCGCACAGGACATCTTCGCTCCGACACAGTTCTCGCACCCCGACACGTCCAGAGAGACGGTGTCTCGGGGTGTGGGGAAGGAACTGCCGGTTCGTGGCATGACGGGCAAGGCGACGGAGCCTCCGGCGCAGAACCCGACCCCGAACACGCCGTTCCCGAATCCCGCTGCGGTGCCGTTCGCGCAGCCGAACCACAACAAGGCGGGTGTCGGCCGTACCACCAACGCCAACCCGTTCGCTGGCATGGGAGGTGAGTGATGACCATCGTCTTCAAGGGCGGTACCAGTGGCAATCGTGAGGACGCCATCTTCCCGATGCCGACTTCTGGATCTCCGCAGCCGCTTCTCAAGACTCAGACCTCTGGTCCGGTGCCGAGCACGGTGGTCTTCAACTCGGAGCACTTCGATGTGAAGACGCACCGCGAGCAGGCGACCCCGGACTTCATGCCCACCGGCGGCACGACCGCTGGCCCCAATGATGCCGAAGGGGCGTACTCGACGGACATGTGTCAGCAGGACATCAAGGACTTGAAGTTCGACCCCGCTCAGGGTGAGGGGACGATCTTCAAGGGTGCGCCCAACACGGGGACCGACTAGCCATGAGCTTCTTCATCGGCAAGAACGAGACGATGATGGATGCCGCTTTCGGCGACGTCGATGACTTCATGGACAAGCACCCGACCATCTACGGACCTCGGTTCGAGGCCATCGCTGAGTTGCGTAAGGCTGATGACGGCACGATGCACAAGGGGCAGGAGTTCCGGCGGGTGGCCTCGTTCGTCAACATCCCCATGTTCGGCGCGGTGACGAGGTTGTTCGAGCCGGACTTCATGAAGGACAAGAACAAGTTCTATGCCTTCCTGGACCGGAACAAGCATTACTGCACCTATGACCGCCGCTGGCAGGGTGGGGAACAGCCGAAGCAGGGAACACCGAAGATCATGAATCTCGCCGACATGGGGCTCGCCTACGAGGGGGCTCCGGAGACGTCAGAGGGCTGGGAACCGGTGGAGGTGGAAGTGCCGCTCGCTTCGGACATCGTCAGGGAGGACGCATGAAGCCGCTTCGCATCTATAGCTTGATCCCGCCCAATGGGTCGGCGTCGTTCTACTACCGCTGCTGGGTGACGCTGGACACCGCGGCCCACTTGGGGTTGCCGGTCGAGTGTCTCATCGACAAGAACGACGCCAACGTGCCCCCGGAGAAGCGGGTCAAGGAGTTCTGCGAGGCTGACCTTATCCTCCTCTACCAGCCCATCGGCGAGTCCCCTGTCAACAACATCCGCGGCATCCAGAGTTTCCTGCCTTCCAAGCGGGACAACGAATGGAAGTGGAGTCCGAGCATCGTCATCGAGACGGACGACAACCTGTTCAACGTCTCCCCCTTGAACCAGGCGTTCAAGTCGCTGGGCATCCGCGACATGAACGGCAACCTGATTCCCATCGGCCACCACATCGGCGTGGTCGAGGAAGGGGAGAAGAAGGTGCTGTGGCAAGACGGCCAGAAGGGCTTCAGCCTGGCCAAGAACCGCCAGCAGATGGGCACCTACCGGAAGATCCTGGAGATGGCGGACCAGATCCAGTGCTCGACCCCCGAGGTGGAGAAGTCAGTGTTGAAGGAGATCCAGCCGAGACGTATCAGGACCTTCCCCAACCTGGTGCGGTTTGACCACTACCCGCAGGTGGCGCTGCAGCAGGACGAGTCCAAGGTCAACATCATGTGGCAGGGGGGCATCGCTCACTACGAGGACTGGTATCCGCTGCGTCAAGCCGTGGGGAACATTACCAAGCGTTACCCAGAGGTTCACTGGCACATCTGGGGGTCGCAGTTCCCGTGGACCACGGAGTTGATCCCGCAGGACCGGTTGACGTTCCACCCGTGGTGCGAATACGTCGAGTACAAGCTCCGCATGTGCATGATGAATCACGACATCGCATTGGCACCGCTGACTGACAACGTCTTCAACCGCTGTCGCTCGGCCATCAAGTGGTACGAGTCGAGCGTGCTCCACAAGCCCGCAGCGACCTTGGCGCAGAACACCGGGGCTTACAAGGCCGAGATCCAGGATGGCAAGACCGGACTCCTGTTTGATTCCCCCGAGGAGTTCGAAGACAAACTCGCCCGCTTGGTGGAGGACCGCATCTACCGCAAGGAGCTTGCGGCCAACGCCAAGGACTGGATCTCCGAGAACCGGGATGCGTTCAAGGTGGTACCGAGCATCATCGCCTCTTGGGAACAGATGCGAGGTGAACGCACCATTGAGCAGCCGCACGTGAGCGACGAGGAGTGGAGCGAGATCGAAGCCCAGGACCGCGCGGAGCAGGAAGCCGAGATGGGAGCCACGGATGACGCTGTTCCAGCCCTCAACGAAAGCGGTTAGTGCCGCCGCGCAAGAGATAGCAGATTGCGTCGGGGCGTCCGGCGACTCGGAGATGACGACCCGGGCTGGGCGCTCTCTCTTTGCGGCGCTCGAGCACTTCAACAACCGCGCCAAGTGGAACTTCCTCCTCACTGAAGCCTCGCCCATCAGCATCATCGCCCCGTTTCAGGTCACCGGGGTGTCGGCTTCAGGAGGACAAGCCTCCGCTGCTTGTGGTGCCGGGCATGGCCTGCAGCCCGACGACTTCGTCTCCATGACGGGGTTGAGCGATGGCATCCGCATCTCAGCCACTTCAGCCTCGGGGTTCGGCATCTATGGCACCTTCTCGCTCGGGGCTGGGGTCAACGTCGGCACGGCCACGGCGATCCGGGACATGTACGACCTACCCTCGGACTGGAAGGCCGCCTACTCGGTGAGAATGGTCGGCTCCAAGACCACGCTCCATCCGGTGGGACGCAGGTTCTATGACCGCTCCAACTACCTGAGTGAGCAGACGTCGATCACCGTCCCCACCAACTACGACGTGTTCATGGTCGGGTCACGGGGGAAACTACGGATTCTCCAGCCCCCGTCGACCTCTGACGTCCTGCAGCTCCGCTACTACCGCCGGATGACCATCCCCACCACCACGGCGACGGCCGCTGTCTTGGACATCCATCAGGACTACGAGCCGTATCTCATGGCGTGGGGGAAGTGGCATTTCCTGACGGACAAGTCCGAGGGTCGCGGGGAACAGCTGAAGACGTGGTTCGCGCTCTCGGAGCAGGGGTTGGTGACGATGCTCAAAGAGCAGACGAGCCAGCCGGACGCTGACGTCGGATTTATTCCGGGCGCCTACGTATTTGGGGTCTGGGGCGATAACACAACCCGGTTCATAAATTGGGATCAATCCTAGGAAACAACGTGCTTCCATGCCCAGCCACGGAGTATGGCTCTGATGGCCTCACGAGTGACTCCGAACATCTTTCCAAGACGGACTTGCCCGTAGCCCAGGGCGTGAAGCCTCTTGATTTCTAAGACCTTTTGCTCGTCCAGCTTGGCTAGCCAATGGCGACTGCCTCTTGGCACGTTTTTGGTTGAGCCTTTGCGATACCGGCCCTTGGCCATCATGTCCCGCATGTTCTCGGACTGGGTACCGAGGAACAGGTGGCTTGGATTAACGCAGTCCTTGACGTCGCACCGATGCAGAACGAACAGTCCAACGGGGATTTCGCCGAAATGAATCCTCCAAGAAACTCTGTGGGCTCGGTCGGGTTTCCCGTTTCTGTGAGCTTGTCCGTAGCCGTTCCGGTGCTTGGCGCCAATCCATTGCCAGCACCCATCGTCGCTCTTGGCGACCCGAGCAAAGAAGCTGGCCCGGTATTCCTCCTCGGAAAACGGCAGGTTATGGCCGCCGGAGTCACGTCTCGTCGGGAAGTAGACCGGTGTCATGTCCTGGAAGATACACCAATGCACATTGGGAGTCAATAGTGCCGCGCAAAGTCGAACCGCTTGACGGAGGTTTGGTAACCGACCGCGACCCGGCGCAGTTGAAGCCGGGGCAGTTGTCGGCGATGCGGAACTTCGTCTATCGCAATGGCTCGACGAGTCTTTTGCCTGCAGCTGGTAGGGCTGCATGGGGGACTGTGAATGCGACGGCGACTGCGGTACGGGGCATACGTGATATCCAGTTCGACAACGGCAATCACTACCTGATTGCCATGGCGGGTACCAAGTACCGCCGCGCCCCGGTGTCGACATCTACCCAGACCTTCACCGACCTTGCCACCATCGCCTCGGTGGGGAGCGCTCAGACGCTGGAAGCGGTGCAGTACCGGAACCGCTTCTTCCTCCTGAATGGGGCCACGGCTGACAGTTCGGCCATCAACACCAACACAGTGGTCTATCTCTCAGCGACTGCGGCTGCAGCGACGCCTCTGACTCGCCAGCATGGGATGTTGCCGGTCAACTCTGCTCCCAATGTCGTCACTGCTGGTGGTGGGGCGTTCTCGCAGAGTGTCACCGGGTACTACGAGTACTGGACAACTGAAGCCTCACGGTTCAAGCAGGATGATGCGGACACGATTCTCGAGTCTGCCTACTCGTCGGACAACGGTACGACGACGGTGTTTGTCTCCGCGACCAGCATCGTGCCGACCATCCAGCTGCCGACGATCCAGAATGTCGGGTTCGCTACCCACTGGCGCATCTATCGGAGCCCGGTCAAGGCCAAAGCTACAGACAAGAAGTTCCCAGTAGGGTTCATGATCGCTGAGGTCGGGACCGGAGCGTCTGCCCACGCTGACACGACTGCTGTGGCTTCAGCGTCTGGACTCCCGGCATCGTTCAACAGCACCGGGTTCTACTTCGGGTTCGCCAGCGCATCGAGCATGGCGGCGGATGACGGTGTGTATGCCTCAGCCACCATCGGCGCCACGCAGGTTCTAACCCAGCAGGGTGCCTACAACTTCAACATCCCGGCTTTCAATGGCAACGTGCAGGGCATCGTTGTGGAGATACAGGGCTACGTCAGCGCAGGCTCTGCCCCGGTACCGGTGACGGTATCTCTGGGCAAGCGGCGCACGAGTGACGGGCACTTCCTGCAGACGGTGCGGGAGCGGCAGACTGTCGACATCGCGGCTTCCAAGTCAGGGCTCATCACCAGCACGAACTCCGGAGCACCGACCACGTTGACGTTGGGATCGTCCACAGACCGCTGGATACCGAGCAACATCGGCGGGTTCGTGGATACGGACTTCGACACCACGGTCATGGTCGTGGTGAGTGTCTCCAAGGCCAACGTCTCCATCGGCATCGACTACGTCAAGGTCACGGCGTACTACGGTGCCAGCAACGATTCGACGGTGCAGTTCCCGACCATCGTCTACAACTTCGGCGACATCACGAGTCAGGTGGCGAAGAACTTCCCACCGCCTTCAGCCAACACGGGGGACGTGTTCCAGGACTCGTTGGTCCTGAATGACATGTCCAACCGGGCCATGGTGCGCTACTCGTTCCCCGGAGAGCCCGAGTCTTTCCCCCCGACCTACTTCATCGACTTCGAGACCCGGGATAACGACCAGGTCACCCATATCAGGACGGTGAACAACCGGCTCATCATCGGGCTCGACCACTCGGTGTGGAGGCTCAACTACCTGCCCAGTGAGCGGGATTCGACGTTCGACCGTGGCCGTGCGGTGGAACTCATCTCCCGGAGCTTCGGCATCTACAACCCGATGTGCGCCTGTACGCTGACCATCGATGGCGAGTCGGAGCTGCTGGCGTTCGTCTCGCACAAGGGCATCCACACCACGGATGGCTTCAACTTCATCACCCGATCTCGGAACCAGACGTGGCGCAACTTCATTCCCAGCATTGGTAATAGCTCCTACCCCATTGCGCTCTTGAACGATCCGGAGAACCGGGTGCTGAGGTTCTACTACCGGAACGACAATGACCCGGTATATCCGAGCGACAGCTTCCTCTGCCTGCACATTTCCTACGACCGTGAGGACATTGGTCCTGATGGTAGCTTCAAGTTCTCTGGTCCTGTCCACATGCGGAACTCGGACGGGGTCGGTAACTATGGCAGTTTAGAGTCAGTGGCTGCGGTTCCACATACCACGGGAACGACTTTGTTCTATCTGGGCTATGGCGGTACCGATTCCGGCGTCGGGGGGGGCAAGGTCTACAGGGATGGTCAGTCAAGCACGATTCCATCGGATTACGCCAACTCGACCTTCACCACGCGACGCATGTATATGGCGGGCTTGAGCGGTGAGTGGGAGTTGGACGACATGTACGCCTACTGTGGGTCTACAGCGGGCTATCCACTGGCCACGTACACGTTCCAGAACCTGAAGACCAACAGCACCGAGATCTCGGGGCCGAGCAAGACCTTCTCGGGTACCTCTAACTTCCATCGCGTCAGTCCGCGGATGATGTGCGAAGGACTTCGCATCGTAGTCGAGGCAACGGGGACGAACTACAGCTACGAGTACCTCGTGCTCGGGAGCAAGAACTTCGGCCTGGAAGATAGCGGCAAATGAGAGACTTCACGGGCATCCCCTACGCCAGCATCCCGCCGCCCAATGCGCCGGACTTCTCGTCACGCTTAAGAAATGCCTTGGGTGTCTTGGATGCGTGGGCGAGGGACGCTTCGCAGGCCGTGGCGTTGATCCAAAGGGGTCAGATTCCGCAGGGTCAGGGCGTGACGCTGGGCTCCAGTAGTCTGACTACGGAAGAAAATGCTTTCTTGCGTACTGGGGACGGGTTCGTTGACCTGACCACGGACCAGACGATAAACGGTGTGAAGGATTTCGAGACCCAAGTGGTTATCGGGATTTCCTCTGCTGCGACATTGGATGTTGGTGATTTTCTGGCCCCTGATGGCATCAGGACGGTGTTCGCTGCTGCCAGTGCTGGAGTCGCGGACATCAGTCAGTGGGTAGGAAGTTCGGGGACGTTGGTGGCTAGCGTGAGTCCAACGGGTCTTTTCACGGCTGACTCGGTATACCTGCCGAATGGTGGCACGCTCGGGGCAAACGTCTTTGACGCGGACGCCATTCACAACCAGCTCTACATCAAAGAGACGGGCAGCGGGAACATCGGCACGATCACCTGGCCGGGTCTTGGATCGGGTGCAAGCATCACATTGCCGGTGACGGGAACCATTCTGACCAGTCTTAACACCGTTAATGTGGCTGCAAAGACGTTGTTGAATGACACAAACATCCGCTGCGATACGGGAAGCGGGGTCACGTTCAAGGACAACACCTCGACTACGAAGCAGATGCGCTTTGACCTCTCGGGGATCACCGCTGGCACCACCCGGGCGCAGAAGTTCCAAGACACCGCGGGGTCGGTGGTCCTGGTGGGCAATGCAACTTCAGCCTCGGGAGTTCTTGGGACCATCGCCCTGACCGCCCAGACCGGCAGTCTTGGTGCCCAGACCATGCTCACGGGCAATGCCTCGAGCGCGGGGCTCTACCGGCTGGCGTTCTACATGAAGACCACGACGGCGGGGGATCCCGGGGACACGGTCAAGGCGACTCTGTCATGGAATGACGGCTCGGCCCAGTCGATGGACGTACCGATGCTAAACGCCACCGCCATCGTCAACAACCTGGACGCTGGGACCCTGAATGCCTTCGTTCAGGGGTCGGTGGTGGTCAAGGCCGCTGCTAGCCAGAACATAACCTTTACAACCACCTTGACATCCCCCGGAGCGGGAACCCCGGCCTATTTGATTGACTGCCGGATCGAGGCTTTGGGTTAGAGTAGCGGTCCAAGGAGGGTCAGATGGCTTACGGATTGCCTGCTGTGAATAGTGGCTTGGTTTCAGCCGGGGGTGGCGGCGCTGCCTTGGCAGGCGCGGCCGCCATCCCCGGGCTGAATGCCCTCCTGCTGCCCCTGCTGCTCTCCTTCGGCCCCTCGGTGCTCCAGCACCTGTTCGGGGACCCGAAGCAGAAGCTCCGTCAGCAGATCGAAGCCCTCCTGAGCCCCAAGAACATCGCGGGGACCACGAACTCCCTCTACCAGAACATCTTGGGGTCCCCGGCCTACTCATCGGCTCTGGGCAACATCGCCACGGGGGCGAACCAGACGGCCAACACGGTGCAGCAGAACCTGGCGGCCAGAGGCTTGGGCACGACGGGAACGGGGGCTGTGCTCTCAGGGTTGACCCCCAGTCTCGTCGGGAGCCAGCAATCGGCTCTCCACGCCGGGGCCTATGAGATGGCCCACAAGACGGCATTGGACCAGATCCAGGCTCGCATCGCAGCCCTGACCGGGACCTCTGGACCTTCGGCGAGCCAGCAGATGTTCTCTGGGGGACTCGAGGCGTTCGGGCCGTACCTAGAGCAGTATCTCCGGTCTCGGTTCCCGCAGATGGGGCTTTCCACGACTCCCACCGGGACGACGGTTCACTGATGCCTCTACCCATCGATCCTGCCTCTCTCGCGTCACTGGCGAGCCTTCAGGGGACCCTGTCCTCAGGGGACATCCTGTCTCTGTCCGAAGCCCTGAACCAGCGGGCGATGGCGGAGGCCCAGAGACGGACCGCTCAGGCGACTCAGGAGGCTTCCCAGGCTGGGCAGGCGTTCCAGCAGGCGGCAGCCGCTCCGGTCCAGACCCCGGACGCTCTGGCATCGATGCTGCCGCTCCTGACGGGAAACATCGCCTCGGTGATCGCTCAGGACCCGAGTTTCGCCAAGCGCGGGGCGGAGGAAGTGGGCAAGCGTCGTGAAGACCTGGCGCGGACCAGGTCCGACAACCTCATCGCCTTGAAGGACAACTACGACAAGAAGGCGCTGTTGGCGGCGCATCTCGGGGACAACGAGACCGAGATGGACATGCGGCAGAGGTCAGAGCAGTTGTCCAAGACGCTCGAAGTGCTGCTGCAGGGTGAGCATGAGCGGTCGGCCAAGGAGAACATCGGGCTCCAGCACCAGAACCGGATGGCGGAGATCGCGGCTCAAGGGTCTCAGGAGCGGACCACGAACGCTGCCAAGCCTGCACCCCGAGTGCCGCTAGAAGACCAGCCGGTGGACTTCAACAAGTTCGTCAAGACGTCTTATGGCGGCAGGAAATATCTGGCTATTGGTGACATGACAGGCAACGTCGCCAACAAGCTACGGATTCAGGCTGCTGACGCTGGTGTCATCGCTCCAGACAAGGCCAGTCAGGCTGGTGTGACTGACGTTGCTCGAGCGCAGTTGGACTTGGACAAGCTGGAGAAGGACGTTCTGCCTCTGGTCCCTCGGGACCCGCAGGGCCGTATCCTCGGGGCGTTCAACCGCAAGATCAGCACGCTTGCCCAGACTGACCCAGCTCGTGCTGCTTACAGGGTCTGGGCTGATGCAGCCATCCCGGTGCTTCGCGCAACGGCGGGCAGCAAGAACCTCCGCATCACTCAGGAGCAGGTGAAACTGGCCATTTCCAACATTCCGAAGCAGGACGACACCTGGTCCACGGTGGAGAAGAAGCTGGCAGTTCTGCGGACGTTGCTCGGCAACGCCGAGTCTTCATTGCTTGACGTGAACCTGAGCCCGGGTGCCGCCAAAGACCCGCTGGGGATCCTCTGATGGCGACCCTGAACGACTTGGGCAAGAAGGTGAAGGCCAAGTACCCCGGCCAATACGAGGGTCTATCGGACCTTGAAGTGGGCCGCAGGGTACGGGCCAAGTACCCCGACGCCTACACGGACTTCGGTGGCGCTGACACGTCACGGGTCATGGTCAGCGCCCATGAGCGGGGGAAGCCACAGCGCAAGCCCCAGCCGGGGGAGACGACACCGCTCTCCGGCTATCAGAGGGCGACCAATGCCATTCCCTACGTCACTGGGGGCATCGGCAGCTTCGCTGGCGGTGGACCCGGAGCAATCATCGGTGGGGCTCTGGGAGTGCCGGGAGGCCCTGCAGGAATCGCTGCAGGGGCTGCCACGGGACGACGCATTGGTAGCGCTGTAGGCGCTGACTTCGCTGGCCAGGGTGGCGAGGCCCTCCGGCAGCTGCTGACAGAGATCCCGGCTCTGGCCACGGGCGGGGTGCCGGCCTACGAGGCCGCTGGGGGTCCTGCCAGCCCCAGCGAAGCCTACCAGCGCATCGCTGACGTCGGGGCGGAGCAGGCCAAGCTCGATGCCTTCGGACAGGTTCTGGGCACTGGGGCCAAGTATCTGGGCAAGGGAGCGATGACTCTTGCTGCTCGGGTCAACCCGGAAGTAGCGCAGACCCTCATCGACAACGGCATCCAGCTGAGCAACTGGGGCAAGCGGAAGATCATGACCCTCATCGGCCAGTCTGCGACCAAACTGCGGGGCATGGTCGCTGGCGCCGGACTCGGGCGCACCCTGAACGCTGACCGTGTTGCCGGCGAAATCGAGAAACGGACTCTGGCTGACATGGGCAAGAGCAGCACGGGAACTGGCGAGGCAGCCAAGAAAACGCTGGCCGCGTTGAAGGCTGACTTCCTTGGCCATGAGGAAGTCGCTCCCACCGGCAAGATTTCATTCGAAACCGCTCACAAGTTCGCCCAGTCGGCTGGGCAAGAGACGGCTCCGAAATACGTGAGGATGGCGGACGGGCAGCTCGCTGAGTTGCCCACCGACCCCGTTCGACGTCTGTGGAAGAACAATGAGAATGCTGTCTTCCAAGAAACCTTGGGGCACCCAGCGGCCGTGGGGCCGGACTATGTTGCAAGGAACGCCCAGACATCGAAGCTGATCGCAGCGAAGAATGCGATGTGGCCCAAAGTGGACGAGATGGGCTCTGGAGCCGAGGTGGTGCGCCGTGGCATCCCACTGGCCACCACTCTTGGAGGGGCTGCGGCAGGGGAGGAAGTCGGCAGGCGCTACCACACTCCGGGCGGTGCCATCGGTGGCGCAGCATTGGGAGCCCTACTCGGGAGTCCAGCGGGGATGTCCACGCTGGCGCTGATCCTCTCCAATCCGGCGCTCTATGCCGCGCTGCGGGCGGGTCCGCAGGTCACGGGTGGGATGCTTTCGGCCCACGAATGATCGACCGCTCGAACCGGTTGACACCCAACTTCCGCTTGGGTGAACTCATCCCCAAGGACTGCACCGAGGTCCCACCGTGGATCTTGGGGGAACTGTCGGACCTCTGTGCAGAACTACTGGAACCCATCCGTCTCCGCTACGGCCCCTTGGTCATCCACGATGCCTATCGCACCCATGAACTGAACGACAGGGTGGGCGGTGTGACCAGTTCGGACCACTTGAATGGCAGGGCAGCAGACTTCCACGTCACGGGGAACCTGGACCGGGCGTGGCAGGAGCAGACGGAAAGTGCTTTTCACTGGGCAAGAGAAAACCTTTCTGGGCGCTTCGGGCAGTTGATCCTCGAGGACCACAGGAAGGCACTTGGGGACCAGGCGAAACTCTGGGTACACATCTCGCTACCTTCAGCGAAGCATCCGGGAACCAGCAGCGACTTGAACGCGGTGTTGGTGTCCATGGAGCCCAAGCGGTACATGGTCTTCACGGAATGGACGGACCAGCAGCCCGTGACAGGGGTGGGATAGGCCTTGGCCGTCTCGGTCGATGGTCCCCCAAGTCGACCGGGCCATAGGTGGGGAGAGAGCTGGTGACCCAATGGTTACTGGACCCGAAAAGCATCGCCCTTATAGCTGGAGCGGCGGTGCAACTCATCATCACGGTGTGGCACTCTCGTCAGACGGCCGAAGTGGTGGAGGAACTGGTGACGTGGCGGCTGGAGGTGGTAAAGACCATGTCCGCCCTGGAGACCAAGGTCGACCAGTCCCAGGAGGAGATCCTCAGGCTTCGCAACCTGCTGGACAAAGCGTGATAACGCTCATCGCTCGGATGCGTGCGACCAACAAGAAGGCGTTCTTCCTTGCGGTGGGCAATGTGTTCCTGTGGGTGTCGTTGATCGTGTTTCTAATGTTGTTCAAACGATAAGGAGGTCGATATGCAGACTGCACCACTTCTCGCATCTGAGACCTGGATCATCATCATCGCGGCATTGCTGGAGGCCTTGGTCCATACCGGCGTCATCCCCGCCACGGCTCAGACGGCCATCAATGCCGTGGTGGTGGCGTCGCTACCGGTCCTGTTCCAGACCATCTTCCGGAAGGTCAGGACCGGAGTCGCTCCGTTCACGCAGCCGACCCCCAAATGATGGAGGTGTCATGAAGGGATTCATCGCTCTACTGGTCGCCATCTTCCTCGCTGGTACGGCTCAGGCAGCCCAGAAGACCGGGCTCCTGACCGTGGCCGCTGGGGTCAATGGCGCATGGCTCTCGGAGTCCGCTGTGACCACGTTCCCAGCCGTGGAACTGGGTGGTACGGCGTCCTCGAGCCTCAGTCCGCACATCTCGCTCGTGGGCTCTGGCTTCTACGGGCTCGCCGACCAGTACGTCCGCTACACCGCTGGCGGCAGGATCACCGCCACTGACGTCAACAACCCCAACTTCAATGTCTTCCTCGGGGTCGTGTACCGGGGTGGGGATAGGCCAGCGGTACAGCCCAACGAGTGGGCTCCCGAAGCTGGGTTCGGCTGGAAGCCGAATGCCTCGTGGCCCATCGTGGTCGGGGCTGATGCCGGCTATGGGCTCGACAGCCACAACATCCTTTCCTACGTGGCGCTCCGCTACGTGCTACCGCTCAAGTAAGGAGGCCACATGACGCTCTTGGAGATCATCCAGAAGTTGCTGGGAACGGCGGCAGGGCAGATGGGGCACGTGAAGGACATCTTGGCTGCGGTGGTGGCCAAGTACCCGGACACGGCGGGGTCTCTGAACCCGATCATCGCCGAGTTGGACGCACCGGTATCGCCTGAAGCCCTGGCGACTCTCGTCTCAGCGCTGCCGCAGGAGGTGCTGAACATCGCCCGGTTCAAGCTCGACCCGAAGCTCCATCCGGGGGATGCGATTTAGGGACGCTGTCCAGAGAGAGCAGCGGAGCCGTGGGTCATCCGGTACGCGCCCCGAGACTCGCATCCTCGGGGCGTTCCCTTTGGTAGCGCTTGAGTTCCTGCTGTAGCCACATGAGCGTCAGGCGGCGGTCGATCTTCCCCTTACTGGAGAGGGTGTGGCGGAGTTGGGCGTGGGCCTGCTCGCCGTACTTGGACACCCACCAGGTCACGGCATCCAGCGGGTTGTGATGCCAAGCCATGTGACAGCCGCCGCAAAGCGTCATCGCGTTACCGATTGCCCAGCGCAGGCTCAGGTAGCGCCGCGAGTAGACATGAGCCCATTGGAGATACTCCCGGTTGCCGCACTTGACGCAGCAGTAGCCGTCCCGGGCGAAGACCACGGCTCGAGCAGCGTCATCGAGCATCTTGTTCGAGACTGTTCCACGTGGAACCAGCTTCCGGCGGCGGAGCCTGGTGCGCTTCACTTCGCCTCCTTGATGGAGGAAACCGGATGAATCTCCCAGAGCGTCCCGCGACCCGGCTCGTGGAGGTGGTGCCCGTCCCAGTAGACCCAGCCGGTGATGCTCACGTGCTTGCCCTTGACCGGAGGCTTCAGGGGATGGGTGGGGACGATCTCGCACACCACTGAATGAGCCCTGTTGGCCTTGGGACTCTGGGCCAGTTCGATGTGGTAGTCACCATCCGCCTCATGCCTCACCCCCGAGACGTAGCCGGTCAGGGTGGCTGAGTCACCGACATGGAAACGTCCTTCAGGTGCAGCGAGCATGACCAGGATGGTGATGTGGTCGGGGTGCTTGGGGGTATCGGTACGGTGCTTGAGTCCTGCGGAAAGCCAGAGAGAGGCGAGTAGTACGAGGATCATCCCTGCTCCTGATTGGTTGGGGCGGGCCGTCGATGCGTTGCTCCCCGAGAGCGAACCACCGGCTGCCACCCGCCCCTCTATGTAGGAGAACCGGACCGGGTGCTCGACTCCCGCCGTGACGCCCGCCGCCCCACGGGACCGCTCATCCGATTCTCCGCTTGAAGCGTGGACCACGCGATCAGCCCCCCGAACGTGTTCCCTTTGCGCCCCGGGGCCACCGGAAATCCGGCACGCAGTCCACGCACATCCTCAAGTGAAGCCGCCACTCCGTCTCCTGTGATGTCCTCCCGACCCAATCCACAGGCTGTCCGACGTGGCGGCACGACGGACCGTCTCCCACGCCACCCGATCCCAATCGAGTCATGGGAGAGCGGTCCGAAAGGTGTCAGCGGCCGGGTTCTTTCAGGCTCTCGAGGAACCCAGCGACCATGAGCCTTGCCTCCTTCCCGGTTGGGGTCTCTCCGCGATCGATGGACCACTCCGCGAGCAATGCAGCTTGGGTCTGGGCGGCCACGGTGTCCTGCTGCTTGATGGCACTGGCCAGAGCCCAGAGATGCCTAGCTGCCCTGTCCTTGGGCGTCACGGCGGGCCTCCGCATAGTCCTTGACTTCCGTGGTGAAGACATCCAGTTCGTCGTTGATGCGGCGCTTCAGGTCGGTGCGCTTGTCGTTGGCATCACGGGCGTCAAGAGCAGCCCTCGTGGCAAACCCGAGCACCGAGCCGTTTATACGAATCTCGTTCTCGGCGTCCCAGATGGCCTGATTGGCGTCCAGCAACCCATTGATGCAGCGGCCCACCTCGGCTGACATGCGGACCGAGTAGGGGGAGTTGTCCCAGATGTCCGTCATCTCGGACAGTTCCTGGGTCACGGTCGAGAGCTTGGCCCTATCGGAGAGGTTGCGGACCTTGACCCGGAGGATGCTGATGCGGTCCAGCAACTC